TATATATATATATATAACAATGGTTAATTTACAAGAATTTTTAAATAGACAAGAATTAAATGTATTAAATAATATTAACATTAATTATGTGTTAAAAGATAAACCTGAAGGTTGGGGATCATCCCCAGTAGAATTTATACTAGATAATTTTAACAAATGTTCTAAAGACCATGAGTTAGTAGTAGAAGGTGATGACAATATAAAAGTTATAGGAAATGGGTCCTCTAATACTCTAATTAAAGCAAAAGTTATAATTAGAAATAAATTAAAACAACGTGATGTTGCTATTAGAATTAGTAGTAAACCAATCCCAATTAATCCCGATAATACAAAAAAGAATAATAGTGAAATTTTATTTACCATGGGTGCGTTTGAGTCCGGTTTTGGAGCAAAAATATACGAAATATTTCAAATTCAATATGATAGGAAATTCGTACAAGTATATGTAATGAAATTATACGCAAGTGATGTAAAAACTTTGTTAAGGGATCCGACAAATGATGACGATATGTTAATGAACGTAATAAACAATGTCAATAATATTATTATATTTATGATAAATAATTTCGATATGTTATGTTTAGACATAAAGTTTGAAAATTTTGTAGCAAAATATAGTCATGATTATGTAGAATATATAAAAATGATAGATTTTGGAGCAGACTTTTGTCGTAATCTTCGTGATGTTGATGATGTTAATAATACCCCACAATATAAGGAGATTTATATAATATTATTAACATTATTGTTATATATATCTGCAGTTTCAATTTATACAGAAAATGAACATACAAAACTAAAAAGTGCCGAATCAAATGAGGAATTTTTAATAAATATTAATGCTATATTTAAAAATCCTATAGAACAAATTAATGAAATTAAAAAATATATAGACAAGTGTATTAAAGGATCTAAGTTTGAATCAATTATATTAAGAACTTTGAATCATTATTACGAACACATAAATTATGATATCAAGATGAATTTTAAAAGTATTTCAGAATTAATGCGTGTTATAAATTGTCGATTTGTTAACAAAGATAACAATAATAGTAATTTTGGATATGCAAAAGTAGCGATGGAATCAACATACCAACAACCATACCAACAACAATCATACAAAACCCCTGTTAATAATATGATAACACCTGATTCTATATCAGAAAATCTATTAAAATCGTTTTACAAAATCCCAAATTTCAAATCAATATTCAATAAAAAATACACCCCACCCACAAAAATTAACGATGTTAAAGATATGTTTAAAGATTTTGACGAATCAATAAAAAATATAAAAAAAACAAACAAGTTTGGAAAAAGTCGTAAATCAATCAAACGTCGTAAAAGTCGTAAATCAATCAAACGTCGTAAAAGTCGTAAATCAATCAAACGTCGTAAAAGTCGTAAATCAACCAAACGTCGTAAAAGTCGTAAATCAACCAAACGTCGTAAAAGTAATTAGGATGAACAATTCAAACATTCGTTTTCATCACCTACTACATTGGGGTCGGTATCTTTATTTTCATGCCTAATAGTACTTTTAGCATCTACTGATGAATTAGACCTAATATAGTATGATCCTGTTTTTAGACCCTTTTCCCAACCATAGAAATGTGCCTTAGTAAGCAACTGATATTTTGGCACATCGAAGAATAGGTTCAAACTCTGTGATTGATCCACAAACAAAGCTCTGTCTGCAGACTGATCTATTAGTACTTTTTGTTTAATTTCCCAAACTGTTTTATATAGATTTTTAATGTGGTCTGGAATATTATTTATATGTTGAATTGAACCCTTGTTCATAATAATCTCATTTCTCATAGTATTATCCCACAACCCCAATTTAATTAGGTCATTGACCATATAATTATTAACTACCTGAAATTCTCCAGCCAAAGTTCTACGGACATAGATATTACTAGTTCTTGGTTCAAAACATTCATTAAATCCTAGGATTTGTGAAGTACTTGCGGTAGGCATTAAGGCAGTTAACAAACTATTACGAATGCCATATTTTTTAATATCCGAACGAACACTATCCCAATCATAATTACCCTTAAAATCGTCAACCCACATATCAAATTGAAGAATACCTTTACTGAATGGACTACCTTCAAATGTTGAATAAGGTCCATCTATTTTAGCAATATCGATTGACTCCGTAACACACCCATAATAAATGGTTTCAAAAATAAGCTTATTCAATTCAGCTGCCTCATCCGAATCAAAAGGCATTCTCATTCTATTATAAGTATCCGCCAATCCTTGAACACCAACACCAATAGGTCTATGCTTGAGATTACTCAATTTAGTCTCCGGTGTAGGGTAAAAATTACGATCAATAATTTGGTTAAGATTGTAAGTTATAACTCTTGCAACCTTAATTAATTTATCGTGATTGAATGACGGAACATCATTTTCATCAAATTCTACAAACTGGGGCAATGCAATAGATGCAAGATTACAAACAGCATGCTCTTTACTATCACTATATTCCATAATTTCACTACAAAGATTGGACGATTTAATAATTCCAATATTAGACTGATTATTTTTTTTATTAATAGAATCCTTATAGCACATATAAGGTGTACCAGTCTCAATCTGACTATTAATGATATGTTCCCAAACAACACGAGCTTCAACAACGGTTTTTTTATACTTAGGGTCATTTTCATATTTACAATACAATTCTTCAAATTCATCACCATACACATCATGTAGACCAGGACACTCAGAAGGACACATCAATGACCATTTATCAGCATCCTTAACCCTTTTCATAAACAAATCTGGAATCCATAGAGCATAAAACAAATCAAGAGCACGCTGGTCCATAGCACCGTGATTTTTCTTACATTCAAGAAAATCCAAGATATCTTTATGCCATGGTTCAATATACATAGCAAACGAACCACTACGTTTACCACCCTGATTAATATACCTGGCTGTAGCATTGTAGGTTTTTAGCATTGGTACAATTCCATCAGAATAACCGGCCGTTTTACGAATATAAGAACCCTTCCCTCGAACATTAGAAATATGAACACCAATCCCACCAGACCATTTAGAAATTTTTGCGCAATCCGTAATAGTTTTAAATATTCCATCAACACTATCATCTGTCCCCAATAGAAAACATGAAGCGAATTGTTGATTAATAGTTCCAGCATTAAAAAGAGTAGGTGTAGCGTGGGTAAAGTATTTTTTGCTCATAAGATCGTACGTCTCTTTAACCTTGATAATATTATTGCCGTGGATACCCAAAGATACACGCATCCACATATGTTGGGGTGTTTCAACACACTTATCATCAATTTTAAGCAAATAACTACGCTCCAATGTCTTAAATCCGAAATAATCAATTAGATAATCACGATTATGATCGATTATTTCACTTAGTTCCTTGTTATAATTTTTAGAAATTTCGAAAACCTCATTATTGATTAGTGGACAATGTTCTTCCAACTGGTCCTTATTATAATACAAATTACGACAAACATCCGAAAAATTACGATCACTATTTTTCTGATGATCGTCAATTACAAGACGAGATGCCAAAACACCATATTCTGGATGGATAGTAATTTTACTAGCACAAAGTTTCCCAGTCAACTGATCTAGTTCACTAGTAGTGATACCATCTATCACCCTACTACCAACTTCTTGAGAAATTTTGGCCGGATCAAGTGTTGTCAATTCATTACACATAGAACTAATCCTATCCGTAATTTCGTCGAAACGAACATTAACATGACTTCCGTTACGCTTAATTACCTGCATTATACTTGTTTATTATTAATAATAATCATGTTTTTAAATGCTTTCAATAATCTTTCAATTTGTAAACGAGTATATAGGCAGCAGCAGTTACTAAATTATCTTCATCAAATTTATAAATATTACTATCATCTATATGCGTCCAATCATATTCTTCACCAGAATATTTAACAATACTTGTGTAATGCCCACCAACTGGTGTCATTCCAAAATGATTAACAACACACTGAAGATCATAAGCCAATTTTGATTTAATAGTTTTTTCTTTAAAAATTATTTCAGGACTAAAGTCTACTAAACAATTATTTCGAGTATAATTACCATTAGATTGTTGGGTATATCTTTTAAAATGAATTAATAATATTTTTGGAAATCTATGTAGAGATAATGATTTTTCATGTTTTGTTTTTATTTCACATTTTTCACATTCAACAGAATTAGAATTATCAAGCGTTTCAGTTCCAAAATAGTCTATGAAACAATCTATTATATCGATTTTATCAGAATTCGGTAGACTAAGACTTATATTATTTATAATCTCAAAATTACTTCGTTCATGTTTACATACTTTACAAATCAAACTAGATCTTAATTGTCCAGAGAATAGATAATTAGTAAAAGATATACCATTTTTTTGTATATTTTCTTTCCATTGTTTATTAGAAATTTCCTTAATATTGGGATTATTCTTCAATATTCTATTGTTGACACCTAAAATCTTTACATATTCAGGATCATTTGTTTTTGTATTTTCGTGAATTATATCTATTATTGTTATCAAACATTCATGACAATCTTGTTGATTCATATTACTGAAAAATGAACTATGATCCGATAACATTTGTTTAATTAATATTGGGTTTGATATAATAGTATCTGGATTATTTCGCTTATAGATTATTTCACGAAGTATCTCCAAAAATGGGACATTTTTTTCATTTTTTGTTAAAACACACTCCCTAAATTCATTACACGATAAAAGTGACTGTAGTGCACTATTCAAATAACAACTATTACCTATATTATGAAACCCTATTAAATCTTTCATTATTAATACTAAACAAATTGTTTTTAAATCTATTTTAAATTCTTTGGTATTGACATATGGATTCTATTGAAGAGAGATACTCTTCTCTAAAATCAATTACTGGTATAGCACTTGTCATAGGATTCATGATTGCATTCGGTAATCTATTATCCACAGAAAGCATGAAACTAGATCTAATGTACAAAAAAAACTTTAGGAATTAATTAATTAATAAAATATTTACATATTATAAATGAACTACAGTAAAGGATTAGGAGATTCACCAGCCGCAGGACCACCAGTTGGAATGATTAACAGAGCGGGATATTTCTACAACACCAATATTAACGAGTTGTTACCTAGGAGATTTGGAAGACGGCGGAGCTTTGGAAGATATAATCCAGTAGCATTCCCATCTTTAGGAGGATTTTCTTCAGAAGTTGGACCAGGTAATACACCAGGTGGTGATGGTGGCATAAATAATCTTATCCCACCACTACCTTATTGGTATTTCGGATACAAGTCAAACAAGTCCAAAAAGAAATCAAAGAAATCCAAAAAGTCAAAGAAATCCAAAAAGTCAAAGAAATCCAA